CGGACAGGTTGTAATTTCCACTTTGAAGTCCATTCGTTACGCATTTTTACTCCTTTTGGTTTACTTTTAAACCAAAGTCATTCACGAGCATTGCCAATAAATAACTTGTCCCAGAGGATAAACACCCCAAAAGAAAAGCATTTATTAAGCTATAGTCAAATGTAAATAGTTCTGTAAAAGGGTTTATGCTCCATAAAAACACCCCAGCCCAAAAACCAAAGCAGAGAGGACACCTATAAAGCTTTCCATAAAATCCTGTCTTATCCATTAATTGTCTGAATTTTTCGAATATAGAACCGTAGACAACGATCATTGTTAGACCGTAAGCACATAAAACAAAATGTAATAAATTCATTTATTCCTCGTAGTAATAACCGACAAGACCATAAGCCGCAGTTGAGCCTGGGTAAGTATTATTAGTACCTTGTCTTGGCTCATGTGGTACCTTGCCTAATCTAGTTGTGTCTTCGTCAGATGGCTCTGTTAAAGTTTTATCAAAATTATTTTCATAATCTCTATAGGCTTTAACACCTGGAGCTTCTGCGTGTAAGAACTTTGCTATAGAATACACAGCAACATCGACAGCACTTACATCTTTCTGTTTTCCTTCAGGTATAAGTATTGTCCCCTCTAGAGAGCCGAAAACATTACCTCCACGAACTTTACCTGGGTCAACAACACCGTGTTTAGAAAGATATTCAAACATTCTAGATTGCGTTGCATAAACATGATCACCATAACGATTTTTAGAAAGAGCAAATACTTTGTTTTTTGTTGGAGAAATTAGAATGTCAATATCTGGATGATCAAATATCATAATGTCCCCAGCCATTGTTTTTCTTGCTTTGAGTTCCACTACTGCATCAGGCTTATCTATTTTAATGCGAACTGGTTTTTTATTATCAATTGATATTTTCATTATGATGTAATCTCTTTTTCTAGCTGTTGAATTTGTAGTATTTTGTAAAGTGTATTTTTGCTAAATGGCTCTTTACTAACACTTGATAACATATCATGCACCTTTAAAAGATTTTCTTTTATTTTTTTATCATTATTAGCTTCGTCAAGCTGTTGAGCAGCAGCTACAACCTCTTTTAGACGACCAACCTCTTCACTTAAATAAAAGTTAAATTCCAAGCCGTTATCGGCAAAAGAAGAAATATAGTTAGAAAGTAGTTGCTTTTGGCTTTCAAGTAGTGTAGAGTAAGAATCATTAAATCTTTTAGTAAAGGTTTTGACAACCAGTGAAGACACTTGTAGGTTTTGTGTCTGCTCTGCTGGTGATGAAGTTAAAGATTGTAGAATCTGTGTCTCTAAAAGTACTTTTGTTTTTGGTCCACTTGAGGACCCGAATATTTGAGCGATAGTTGCAAGATATTTATAGTTTGGAACGAAGTTGTTAAAAACATCTTTTGACAATTGTTTATTTATCTTTGAAATAGTAACACTTTGCTCTTTGAAAAGTTGTTTTTGATCCACTCTCAAATGCTGGGTTTTAGTCTCAACAAGAATTTTTTCTGCGATATTTTCTTGTAAGTTGTTGTTTTCTAAAAGAGTTTTGTAAAGATCTAGTTCTTTTCGAAGTTCTGTTTTTGATCCAAACGCTTCTTTCATAATTTGAATGGCAACATTTCTTTTTTTATTGTTTTTTGCCACTGATTGTTTTACGATTTCTCTAACGAGCGCTTCGTATATAAAAGCAGTGTTTCTTTTTTTATTGTGTTTTGCCATTTAATCTTGCTCCAAATCTTTAAAGATTTCTTTTATCTCATCTCTAACTTCGAAGATTTGTTTTTCTTCCTCTTCGTAATTAGTTGTTTTATTCTCAAAAATGCCTTTACTCATAGACTTGAAAGAATCCAGACCCAACATTGTAGCTGCGTCTTTTGATAAATTCATTCTAATTTGACGATCTGGCATTCTTGATATTTCATGTGAGTGGTCTGCCTTCATCGAACGCTTACGAGCACCTGCACCTCGTGAGTCTGATTTGACCGGTGTATATTTCTTTCCTTTTGATTTTGTGGTCGTAGTTTTACCAGTTTTTTTATTAACAATTTTGTAATTTAAATCATCATCTCGTTTTCCAAGAGCTTCATCGCCACCTGGTTCAGCAAGAAGAGTGGTATCTTCAGCGGGTTCATCGCCTCCCAAATCCTCACCACCTAAATCTTCACCGCCTAAGTCGCCGCCGCCTAAGTCTTCACCGCCTCCTAAATCACCACCACCGAGTTCGCCAAGTCCTCCGCCGGCTGCGGCGTCGGCAGCTGCGCCCTCTTCAGCAACTTGTTCAAGAGCAGTTGCAATCTGTCTATCATAGAAAATTTCTCTTTGGTTACGTAAAAATTCATCTTCTGATACATCAAAGATATTTTCAGCAATCCATCGTTTTGAGAAATAACCCTCGGTTGCTTGTGAAGCTACACTAAACTTCGTGTTCCAAGTTTCAAGCTCTTGTAACTCAGAAATCTTTGAAGGATTGTTAAGTTTTAACTTAAAGTTGATTAAATCATCTCCACGATAACCAAGAACATATAAGTGGATGGTCGCTATCTTTTCCATTTCTGATATAATAGAGCGCTGAAGTCTTTGCACTGTTCTAGCAAAGCGAATGTCTTTTTGAGCCAAGGCGCCTTTCTCTTCTTCTCCACCCTCACCTCTTACGAGATAAGATTGTGGGATCTTAAGAGCAGAAAACATTTTGTCTCGTAAATATTTTACGTCATCGATATCGCCTGTAAAAGACCCCCCTGGGAGTGATTCAATAGTGGTGCTCACTCCACCACGGACAGGAATAAAATAATCTTCCTCAACAGACATTGGATTATATCTGAGATCAACCCTGCCCGTTTCGGGGTCAACAATTTGATTTCGCTTCATCGATGTGATAAATCGTTGCATAAAATTTTCCACATCCTGTGGCGGAATATTACCAACGTCAACTTTGAATACTTTTCTTTCTGGTGATCGAACAATACGATAAGCCATCATTGAGTCTTCAAGAAGAGTTAACTGTCTCCAGATTCTACGAGCAGGATCTAAAATTGACGTTCCATAAGGAGCAAATTTATCATTGCCAAGAATACGAAAATGTGCAACTTGCCAGTTTTCAAACGTGACACCTGCACTATTCCACTGATATTGGACATAGTTTGGATTTTGTTTATCTTGCCCTTCTAGTCTTTCTATTTCACGAGATGGAAGACCAATGACGTTCTTTACTCCAAGAGTTGAATCAATATCCATATAGAGATAGAAGTCGCCATACTTACACATTGTCCTAGCCCAACCAAAAAGGTTGAACTCGATATTGAGAACTTTGTAATAAAGTGTCTCTAATATTTGTTTTATTTCTTCGTCTTGGCATTGAATCTTTAACATCCTGTTGTAGACGTTAAATGTGGTCATCTCGTCTGCAAAGATATCAAGAGCAGAGGCTAACTCCGGTGTGTATTCCATTTGTTCAAAGTCGTTGTAACGAACTAATCGACTTTGAGTGCTCATGTTGTAGTTTGAAAAATTATCTAAAGGGTTATATCCCGCTCTTTCAAACTTCTGTCCAGCAACATCTTTAAATGTTTGAGCATATTTATCCAATCTTCTTCTACGAAGTTGTCTTGTGTTTTGAGTCCTGTAGTTGATGATAGGACCAGAAAATAAACGAGTAAGTCTTTTAAAGAGTGGTGATTCTGTGTTTTTAGTGTTTTCGTTTCCAGCCATTTTTTATCCCTTAAATATCCAAGAAAAATCTTTTCTTAGTTTTTGCTCTTCTTCAAATTTCTCTCGCAAAGAAGCTTTATATTGACCTGGTGATCGCGTGTCTAATGAAGTTCGGCTTGTAGATATGCTGTTTAAGAAAGCTTTTTTATATTCTATATCTTTTTGGTTTTCTATAATAGCTGTATCTCTCACCCAACAACCAATAGCTGCAGCCATAACCAAGTCGTCGTTATAGCCTCGCTGTGCTTCTGGTCTTCCGTTTCTCCAAATAAAAGTATCTAACTCATTCGCTAAACGTTTAGAATAAATAGTCAAAACTTTGTTTCTTATAAATTCTTCAAACTTTGCAATAATTAAAGGTCTTGTTTTTAAAGACGTTGTAAAACCAGGGACAACAGATGAATCTCCCAGGGCAACATGTTGCTCCACATACTGATGGGAGCCCTTCTTACTATGGTAAACATTTTTATAGCCCTTATCTAGCACCTTTTCCAAAACGCTAAAGCCAACATTATTATTTTCCACAACCAACATTGCTTCTTTGTATTCTAACCCAGTTGTATAAAGTATTTCAGAAAAAAGATCTGAGGTTGGCTTACCTTTGTATTCAGCAACTATTTCCATTGTTTGGAGTTTAAAAACATGAAAGGTGCTTGAGTCCGCTCCATCTCCACGAGCGACATCAGCAACTAGTAGATAGCTATGTCCCTCTTGTGCCTCTTCCCAAATCCAAGTATTTCTATCGAAACCAACTCTGTATTTCGGCTCTACCAAATTTTCTTTTATTCTTAGAATGTCTTCTCCGTGAATAACTGTGTCACCGGAAGTATTAAAGTTACATTCATACTCTTGTGCTATTTGACGACGAGACATATTTTTGGTCTCTGTTTTGAACCACTCTTCGTCCCTATCAGGGTGAACTGCCCATGGAAGATTTACCGGAAGAAACTCATTATCACCGCCCTCTGCCCCGACATATGTTTCGTGAAACCAATCACCTACGCCGTTTGGTGTTGAGATAGCGATGCAACGCCCACCAGTAGATATTGTAGGATAAAGACCAGTCCACAGTTCATCCAAGCCATCAATATGTGCAGCCTCATCAATAACCAGCAGAGACAGTGCTTCCGAACGACCAGCATCGCCAGAAGTTGATGACGCTTTAACTTGGCTACCGTTTGTAAGTTCAATGCTATTTTTATTGTCTACACTAAAGTTTGCTATTTTCAACCAATCGGGCAAGTTTTTAAGAATTGTTTTTACTTTTTTTACTAAGTTTGCAGCGGTCTGTAATTTTGTAGCAACTATAAGAACGTTTTTATCTCTGTGAAAAAGAACTAGCCAAGCAACATAAGCAGCTGTAATAGTGGATATACCTAGCTGGCGAGCTTTTAGAACAACGATAAACCTGTGAAGTGCAAGATTATCTACTAAATCTGACTGGAAATCATAAGTTTTAAATGGAATAAGACCTTTACCTGGGTGGGGTATCTTACAATATGTATTTATGAAGTAAACCGGTTTCTTGCCTGATTTGACAACTTCTTTGACTATTTTTTCTTTTGTAAGTTTGTAAGTCATTAATCATTTGGTCTGGTTACATTTTCAGGTTTCTTATCAGAAGACTGATTGAGGAACTTTCTAAAGTTATCTTCTAGTCGATCTGTTGAAGGTTCGCCAACTGGTAACATGTCTTTTAAGCCGCCTACAGTATACACCTTAGAGGCTTGGACCCAGGTTCTAACTTTGGACATGTTTTGGAGCATCATGCTAGCGGGACCATCTTCTGTTAGGCTTAATGTCTCACCAGATAAGTTTTTGTATTCTTTCTTTAAAAACTTTGCTATATCAGCAAACGTTTGCTCCAGCTCTTCATCTAGCTTTGTGTTGTGAAAAGCAGAAACTGGCATCTCTGACTGGTAAGATACAATAAGCTTCGGTCCACTCATACGCACTTTAAAACCATCCATCACTCTGGAATCATTTAAAGCACAGCCTTTTTCCCTTTTAAGACCAATTGGATCATCTTTGCCGTCTGTTCTAAACCTTGCGTCGTGTGACCCATCATAGGCGTTTGCTGCTGCTTGATTAATTCCTTTAACAATGTCGTAAACTGTAGCCATTAATTTTGCTCCTTATCAGGTCGCCAGCCGGAAAGCCATCTTTCTTCTCTATGTTCTATCCATTGAATATAGCATTTTTCGCAACATTCAAATTTATTCATATAGAGATCGTCTCTACCAGAGAAAGAATAAGTTTCGCAAACTGGGCAAACTCTGTTTATTTCTTTATTAATTAGGTTTCTGGTGATGAAAAAGCCGTCTTCGTTTATTTTGTCTTCAGCTTCTTTCAATTCTTCTGAGTAAAAAGTTTTAAGATCTTGCAGATACTGTTCTTCTTTTTCGTCATCCCAGCCTGATTTTGGATTGACAATAGACTCTTTTCCAAACTTTTTAGACATTGCTTTTTCTATTTTTGCAATTTGATTTAAATCTTTTTTCATTTACAGCCTTATAAAAATAAACATTATTGTAACATTATAATAAGTAGTTTTTAATAAAAAAGGGGAGGTCCGAAAACCTCCCCCAGAGAACTTATACTAAAAGTAAAAGATTACTTGTTCTCTAGTTGCTCCTTAAGTGAAGCGATCTGTGCGGACTGCTCTTGGATAGCAGAAACAAGGATGGCGGATAGACGACCGTAATCGACACCGTAGAGTCCTTCTTCTGAACCGTGAACAGCTTGTGGTATAACTTGCTTAAGCTCTTGCGCCATGAAACCGAAGTCTCTGGAACCGTCTTTCTTCCAAGTGAAGTTAACAGCCTTAAGGTTGTTAACAGTCTCAAGACCATTCTGGATAACAGAAACATCAGTCTTGAGTCTTTCATCGGAGTAAGTTACGAAAGCAGCAGCACGAACTTTATTCTTGTTGTTTGAACCGTCAGCAACGTCAACTGCAAACTCAGAGGTAGCATCACCACCTATGGTTACGTGTGCAGCGCCAGATGAATCGGTAAACTTAAGAGTGTGATCAGCTGCGGTGTACTTCATCAACTCGTTTGCAGCACCACCGTGGAAAGAAACATCTTTACCACTACCATCAGCACCGAAAACACTAGTGTCGTTGAAGTGAAGACCAGCAGAACCACCATCAAATCTAACTACGTTAGCAGCAGATATGAAAGCGATGCTACCATCATCGTCATCACCGAAAACCATCGCTTGGTCATCAGCAACAAGACCACCTTGGCTCATGACGAGTTCTTTACCAGCAGTGATTTCTTCTTGACCATCTGTGGTAACAAACTTCAAGTAAGAGGTTGTACCCTCTTTGACATCAAGCGATGCAGCACGGTTGTCTGTAAGTGAAATAACCACATCGTTGTCGTCGGCTGCAATAGTATCAAGTGAAATGCGAGCAACATTAGTAATGCTACCATCATTAACATTTAATGAAGTGAAGCTACCTGCACCTGCTTCAAGATCATATTTATAAGAACCTGGACCTTGAAGTGTTAAAGAACCACTCATGTTGACACCGTTTGCACCGGAACCAGAAATCTCAAATACATCCATGTGACTGACGTATCCTAAAGAACCTGATGCACCAGCGTCACCTTCATCAGTAGCAAACTTAAACTTCTGATCGTCGTCCATGTTTGCGCCTGCTTGGAACTCAAACTCTTTCTTAGCAAAGATACCTTCGCCGCCATTGGTGGTTTCAAACTGTAAGTATACGTTCGAACCTTCTTTGATCTCAAGAGCAGCAGAACGGTTGTCTGTCATGACAAGATCAATATCGTTGCCATCAGCAGAAATGCTGTCGAGAGCAATGTCACCAACGTTTGTGATGTTACCATCGGAAACGCTTAGTGAAGTACCAACGAGAGCGGTAAAAGTACCAGCAGCAGCGGTATTACCACCGATAACTGTGTTATCGATAACACCACTATCTACATTGATGTTAGTGATCGCTTGGCTGTTTGCATCAAGAGCAGCGCCAAGTTGATCAGCACGTAACTCGTCAATGTAAGCAATACCGTCTAAGTAAAGGTTGCGCCACTCATTAGAAGTACCACCAAGGTCGAAAGTGTTGTCTGCGCCTGGATCGATACCATTAGCGTGCACGAATGCGATATCAGTAGAGCCAATTGATAGAGCTAGCGCACTATCAGAGTGTGACCAAAGCATTGCTGCGTGACCATCATCGGAAGCGCCGCCACCAATTCTAAGACCACCGCCATCAGCGTTAGCTGAAGAAGCGGAAAGAGCAGCAATAATTCTTCTATCTGAAACTTCTAGATCAGTAGCGGTTGTTGTTACACTGTTGATGGTATCGACGTCAAGAACACCAATCTTAGCGTGAGAAGCGGTTAAGCGGTTAATGGTGCCAACGTTCTTGCTTGCGTCAAGGACAAGAGCCTTGCTAGCTGCAGCGGTACCAGCGGTAACACCATCTAGATAACCAAGCTCTGTAGCGTCAAGAGTTACAGCGTCAAGAGTGAAGCTTGTATCAGCAGAAAGTGTACCGTTGACGGCAAGGGCGCCATCAGATAGTGTCATTAGATCAGTGTCAGAATCACAACCAATGTTTGATCCATCATCAACTGCTAGTGACTTAAGTGCAGTGTCACCATCTGCGTCAACTGTGAAACCAGTCATTGTGACGGTACCAGCAGTCATATCACCAGTCATAGTAAGGTTGCGAAGACCACTAACATCAACGTTAGCGTCAGCAACTAGAGCCTTGTTAGCTGCAGCAGTACCGTTGGTAATGCCGTCGAGCTTTTCAAGGTCAGTCTCATCCATATCGGCAGAACCAATAATGAATGAACCTTCTGCTGTGACGTTACGGAAGCCAGAAGCGTCCTTGTTCGCGTCAACAACAACTGCTTTGTTAGCAGCAACGGTACCATTAGTGATACCATCTAATTTTTCAAGGTCAGCCTCGGACATATCGGCAGAACCGATAATGAACGAGCCAACAGCAGTAACACTACCTGCGGCAGTGATACCTACGTTTGTATGAAGTTTCTCTGAGGCATCAGACCCAGAGAGGTAAATTGAACCACTCTTTGCGGGAGCGGTACCGAGGAAATTCTGTAAGTCAATAAACTTACCATACTCGGTTACTGTAGCGGGACTAGACATATTTTTAAAATCCTCCTTATAAGTCTAAATCATCTTCACATAAATGACGCAGTGTCAGCTATGCGAAGCAGTATGGTAAATAGACTTCTAAGTTAGTTCAGTCCCTTGTTTTAAACACTTTATTTCGTCTTTTAAATTATCTATTTGATTTTGTTGAGATTTAATTCCTTCAAGAAGAATAGGTATAATTCTAGTGTAATCCATGCTCATGGCTTGAGGAGAATTTTCGGAGTTATTTCTGTCCCATTCTACAATAATAGGTAGTTGTTTGCCTACCTCTTCGGCAATAAACCCGTAATCTTTTTGATCATTTTTTTTCCACGTAAATGTTACACCGCGAAGGTTTTGTATTGTTTTTATAGGATTATCGATAACTTCCACGTCTTTCTTAAAACGCTGCGAAGAATAGGTCATATAGGCATTTGCCTTTATTTTTCCAGTATTATCTGCGTTATCTGGTAAAGTTATACCATGTGTAACGTCGCCAATTGGCATGCCAACACCTATCTTTTGATCAACATAAACAGCAGATCCCGATATTACTACACCGTTTGCCGAACCGGATATTTCTAAATAATTGTTTGATGAGTTATCATAAACTATAAAAGAGTCACTATCATCACCAAAAAAAAGCTTAATATCGTCTCCAAACTTCATATTGGTAGTGGTGCCATCACCAGCAGGGACAATTTCAATGCCGCCAGCTATTTGAAGAGGGGAGGCGCCTTGGAGCACTCCGTCTATTAATATATTGCTGCCCGACAGGGCAATGCCCTCTGCAGACCCTGATATGACTAAATAATTTTCATCGTTCTCTTCGTATTCTATATGAGCGTCATCATTGGTGCCGAATATTAATTTTGTGTCATCGGCTATTTTTAAATGTGTATCATCAAAAGTGAACGGAGTTACTGCACCAAAAGAGCCGCCATTGTTAAACTGTATTTGATTGTCAGAGCCTGCAGGGTTCCCTGCTCCGCCGGCGCCGCTGCTGCCGCTAGCTATTCCATCTATAATCTCTTCAAGCTTTCTTCTGGAATATTTACCGATGTTAGCTCGTCTTGCCACTACCTGTTCACTCCTGAGTCTAATGCATAAACAACTGCTATAGTTAGTCCAATGCCAACAATAACACCACCAACTGCCCACCAAGTTGTGTAGTCTTCTTTACCAGCTGCTAAATCTGATAATCTTTTTATCTCATCATCTTTTAGTTTCATCAAGGTGGCATGTTTTTCCTGCAGAGCATCTAGGCTAGCTTTTTGAGATTGTATGGTGAGATCCAATCTAGCTTTTTGTTTGCCTAGCTCGTATTGAAGTTTGAGTTGCCACTGTTCTTCGAAGTACTTTTTATCCGAGAATATTCTTGCTGCAGCAATGTTGTCCAACAATACACCAGCATAAGGTGCATGTTCACCTTTTGATAGCCCGGTTATTTTTCCTTTTGGAATGGGGGTGTCTTCCGCAAAGCATACGGGTGCGTATACTAACGAAAAACAAAGAATCAAAGATATTATTTTACTCCACATAATCTATTCCGTACCTCTCGGCTAAAATTTTTGCCAGATCGTCTGGTCTATCATTAAACTCTTTTACTATCTTTTTTATCTCTTTCTTCTTTTTAGTATCTAGCTTCATATTCTTTTCTTCGTAATCTTTCTCTAGCTGAGTTAGAACATTATCATAGTTTTTTAATATTTGATCTCTTGCCTCTATTTCTTTTTTATGAGCTTCTTCTATTGTTTTTATTTGACTTTCATAGCTTTTAGAACGAATTTCTAAAACTTTTAAAGCTCCTGCTTTATTTTTAAATAAAAACCAAAGAACTAAAGTGTAAATAACAACAGCCGGTACGTACCAGTTGTGTCTCAACCAAGTCCAAGTTTTTTTCAAAGTCGATTTTAAAGTCAATAAAGTTAACATTATTTTCCGTGCTTCCATGTTGCTGCTATATCCGCGATACCTTGGATACCAATGTAAGCAAGTGAAACAGCCACCCAGTCTTCACTAGTAAGCGCACCACCTACTAACATAAAGTAAGTAGCAGTCATCCAGACCATAAGCTTTCTTGAAAGCAATCTTCCTATCGTTTTATCTAAAAAAGGTTTAACTTGTTTTGCTTGTTCTTTAATTTCAGTCATTTTATTATCTCCTATTCTTTTTCTACTTTGTAGGGCGTTGGGCGTGTTCTTAAATTCGCTGGTCCAGGGATTGTTACAAAATAAGGCGCTTGTCTGTTACTCATCAGGCTTGGAAACGATCTTGTCGCCAATCTATTCGTTGTGCCGTGAATTTCAAAACCTCCACCAAATTTTCTAGAGTATGTTTCACTACCATCGGCATCTTGCCAATAAGGTGCTAGTCGCTCAAATGCACCCATATCAAATCCAATACCTTGTGGTCTGACTGTGCCCGTAATATCTACTAATATGCTGTCATATGCAACACCCTCATCAATACCACGAGATCCTTCGGCTAAGGCAAAATTTGCGGCAATAGAAGGCGAATTCCCTATTGGTGCACCATTCACAAAAGTTGGATATGCTTTTATATCGCCAGTGCCGAGAGATGTTGGATTACCGCTGCTGTCAATAAAAGAATATGTGTCATTACCGCCAGAGCCGCCGCCAGTACCGATAACCAAGTTAAAAGAATGGTCATCAGATTGTACGCCAGGACCCGAGCTACTAACAACACAGTTTATTAACTTGCCCCATCTAGATACTGCTGCAGCTTGTTGGTTTGTTCTTCTAGAGATGATTGTACAAAAACTGGCGGTGACGTTATTAGAACCAAAGCCAGCGGTGCCTTTTAATATCTCTCCAAAACCGGCAGAACTTGTAAGCAAACAGTTGGATATTTCTAAGCCGTTTTGGGCTTGAATCATATCGCCACCTGCGCCGTCATCATCAAAAAACAATATGGACTGTTTTATTGTGCTTACCGGTCTGGCAGAACGATTAAATGACCCTAATAAGGCTCGCGCTCCATATAAAAAACAACCACTTATATGAAACTCAAGACCGTTATTAAATGTACCATCGAAAAAATCTGCGGCGTTATTAGTTTCAATTTCTATACCTATAATTGAAGCAGTAACATTTGAAGTGGCAATATGAACGCCATCAAAATTGATAAATTGCATATTTGTGCCGGCGCCAGTGGCATCAAATTTAGGTCGACCTAAATGACTCGCTGTATGTCGAATTGTTAAAGAAGAAGGGAACCCAGGACGATAATTTAATGAATGCTCTGGGTAAGTTTCTTCATCCGTTATCTCTACTATGGTATCAGCACTAGCGTTTTCCACAACACTCAGCACCTTTCCTAAAGTTTTATAAGGATTTGCTTGGCTACCATCTCCCGATGAATCATCTCCGCTACCACTGTTGATATAATATGTTGCCATTTTATTATTCCTATTCTTTTTCCACTTTATAAGGTATATGTCGCGATCTTAAAGTACTTGGACCGGGTGGAGCTAATGCAAAAGGCGCCTGTCTTATTGCGAGGGCGCGAGGGAATTTTCTGGTGG